GTCGACTTGAACGCCGGGTTCGGGCCGACGATCCAGCACGCTAGATCGCGCATTTCCGGCCACGTCTTCGGTCGGACGGTATCGACCGGGAAATCCCTCACCGACAGGTCGCCGGCCTCCACGTCGAGGAACAGCGTGGACTTGGCGGGGAGGGTCCGAAGCAAGGTGGTCTTGCCGACGCCCGAGGGGCCGACGATCAGGGACTTGACGCCCGTCACCTCGGCGGCTCTAGCGTCGGCGCTGATGATTTGCAGGGCCATGGTCAGTTGCCTTCCAGTTCGGCGACGCGAGCGCGCAGGGCGTCGATCACGTCTTGGGGGTGGTCGTCGCGCTCGGCGACGCGAAGGGCGTTCTGAACGTGGCCATCGTTCATCGTGGCGATTTCGAGCGGGCCACGGCTCGATGATTGGTAGTGGGTGGCGGCCATGGTTAGGCCGCCTTCGCTTCGGGCATGTCGGCCAGCTTGATCGTGGGGTTGCCCGGCTTCACGGTTCGGGCGGGCTCAAACACGCGGCGGATCATCGACGGCCACGCGACGTAAGACGCCTCGGAGACCGAATAGGAGACCTTCACGTACTCGGAGGGGTCGTCACCGGCGGCGGTGATTTCCGCGACGGCCTTAGCCAGCGCGGCTTGATCCCAGGTCACGGTTTTGGAGCGGTCAACGACCACGTCCAGGCCGTCACGCTCCAGGTGAACCACGCCGGTATCAACGCCCTTGGCGAGGTAAGCTTCGGTGATGCCGTCGTGTAAACGGTCGGCGATGGTGGAGGTGCAGCACTTCTTGGCGTAGGCGGCGGCCTTGGCCGCGTCGTCTGCGGTCTCGATGATCGCGCGCAGCGCGTCGAGGGGCAGCTTGGAGACAAGGGCCGGGTCGGTCCCGATCTGGGAGATAGTGGGAAGGTTGGACATGGTCGTTTGCTCGCTTCTCGCTTGCTTGGGTTAGGTAGGGTCTCACACCCTAACTAGGGTATTACGCCCTAGGCTGCAAGCGGCGATTTCTGGGTCAGGTCCGCCTTCTTGACGATCACCTCGACACGCGGCGTCTCGCCGTAAAACTTGGTCTGGCCACCCCCGACCACCTGGGCGTCATCATCAAAGACAACGCCATTCACGCCGTCGAGAACCGCCTTCACGACGTTGTCCAGATCGGGCTTTTTGGTGGGGCGGATTGCGCCGGACAGCATCGCGGTGCGAGCTGCTTTGCTGGCAGATTTCGGGATCGCATAGACGGCATGGACGAAGACATCGACGGCGTCTGGCGTTGGCCCTCGACCGGCTAAAGCGCGCTCGGCGGCGAGCTTCGCTAGGTTCTCATAGCTGGCCGTCTTGTCGTCCGTGTACACCGTGGTGAACTTGCCGCGCCGGGCGAACTTGGGTCGCCCTTTGCCGCGCGGCGGGCCAGGGATCGTGAATGCCAGGCTCACGAAACTCGCCTGTGAGGTGTTTGCTCTAGGTGATTTGGCATGGCCGGGACAATGCTCTATTCTCATAACCCGTCAATGCGAATTGTGAGCTTTGTTGTGAGATACCGTCTATATCGAGGACCGGAAGATGCCACTAGCTAGCCACATGGATCATGTTTGGCTGAGGCAAGAGCTTGAGAAACCGGGCCGGTCGCAATCTGCGTTGGCTCGATACCTGGGCTTCGAACACGCCTCAATCGTCAACCGCATGGTCACGGACGGACCTAAGAGACGCCAGATAAAGGCGACCGAGGCCGACAAAATCCATTCGTATCTGACTGAAACAAATCGTGACGGTGCGGCAACATCGCACACTATCTCCCCCTTGACTGAGGCCTCACTACTTAAGGTTCGCGGGGCAGTTGAGTCGGGGAGCTGGAAAGAGTTGGCGTACGCAGAAATGGTTATTGAGGAGCTTCCGGCTCCTAAATCCATAATAGATACAGGGGCTTTTGCATTCAAGGTCGTCGGTCCTGGGTTCGATCAGGACTACCCAGATGGGTCATACGTGGTGGTGCAGCCGTGGCACGGTGGCCCCCTTCCCTTCGGTAAACACGTTGTGGTTGAACGCGAGCGCGGCGGCCTGGTGGAGCGCACGATCAAGGAAATGGTCCGCCGGGCGGACAACGTTATCGAGCTGTGGCCGAGGTCCAGCCACCCGGATTTGCAGGCCCCGCTCATGTACGGCGATCAGGACGGAACCATGGTCCGTCTCGTCGGTCGGGTGATCTGGAAGATTTCCCCCGTCACCTGACGGACCCCACGACATTGCGGGCTAGATAGCCTCCGGGGCCGTGAGAACTGCTGTGTAAACGCCTGTAGGATTGTCACAGGTACGCCAAATTAATTATGCGATCTGTGCTTTTCGTGCTTGTGCGCTGTGAGGATTGTGCATAAGTCTCTCCTCAGGCAAGGGCGGCGCGCCCGGCCAATAGGAGAGCGAAATGGCCCTGGCCAATCAAACCACCCCCTCGGAAATCCTCACCATCACCCGCCGTTTCGGCTGGGACTTCATGGGCAACATCAGCGTCACCATCGAGTGTGACCCGCTCCTACCCACGTCGATCAAGCTGGGCTTGGCTGTCCGGGCCGCCCTCAAGTCTGGCGCGGACCTCCGCGGCGCGGACCTCCGCGGCGCGGACCTCCGCGGCGCGGACCTCCGCGGCGCGAACCTCCGCAGCGCGAACCTCGGCGGCGCGAACCTCGGCGGCGCGGACCTCGGCAGCGCGGACCTCGGCAGCGCGAACCTCGGCGGCGCGAACCTCGGCAGCGCGAACCTCGGCAGCGCGGACCTCGGCAGCGCGGACCTCCGCGGCGCGAACCTCCGCGGCGCGAACCTCCGCAGCGCGAACCTCGGCGGCGCGAACCTCGGCAGCGCGGACCTCGGCAGCGCGGACCTCGGCAGCGCGGACCTCGGCGGCGCGAACCTCCGCAGCGCGGACCTCGGCGGCGCGATGGTACGGGGCGCGATGGTACGGGGCGAGGCGGTCAAGCGGCTGTTCGTCACGGTCGACCGCTTCAACGACGCCTACACCTTCCACGCTTTCGAGTTGGAGGCCGGCGGGGTAAAGGTGTTGGCCGGGTGTCAATGGCGCACGGTGGCCAGCTACAAGGATCACGTCTCCGAGGAGTATCCGACCCGCACCAAGGGCCAGGAAACGCGCGATATCCTCGCGTTCATCACGTCCCGCGCGAAGGCCCTGGGGATCACCCTCACCGCCCCAAAGGCGAAGACCGTCAAGGCGGCGGTCTAGTGGCCTACCCTTGCAGCGCGACCCAGGTTCGCAAGCTCCATACCGGCGAGTTCGCCCTTGAGCGCGTCACCCACTCAATCGACCGCCATGGCGACAAGCAGAACGATATTGACGAGCTGAGCCGTCACGGCACCCAGGCTTCGGCCTGGGCCGCCGCAGCCCGGCTCGACGTGTTCGCGTGATCTGCCGTCGCCGCGACCCGTTCGACAGTGTCTTGGGCTGGGTAATCACCCTTGCCGCCCTAGTCCTCCCCCTCCTGATCTTGTTCCACCAGAAAGGCAGCTGACCAGCATGTTTAAACGTCCAACAGGGGCCGAGCTTATCGGCCTGTTCTTTGCCCCAACGAAGGTCGCGCACGCGATCCGGGGCATTGAAGCCGCCGCCAAGTCCGCCGAGGGCGTTGGCCGGCACAACCGCCTCAAGGCCTCCGCCCGCCTCGCCGACAGCGCCTTGTTCCAGACGCTTGCGGACCAGGCCGACGACAAGGCCGACGCCCATATGTCCGAGGCCGACCGAGCGGCGCGCGTGACGTTGAAGCTCCGCGAGTTGGTGGCGTGAGCATGGGCCACTCAATCAACCGCATCACCCCGTCTCGCCCGAACGTCCAAGATCTTCGCCCCGGCGACAAGGTCACGGTGGAGTACGAGGTTGCCCAGCTATCGAGGTACAGCCCCGCAAGAGACCGACTTGTGGCCCGCGTGGTGACGCTGGGCGGCCTGATTATGGACGTGGATGACCGATCGGTGGTCAGCCACACGCCCAGGTCGCTCAAGGTCGGTGACATTGCCATCCGCAAGACGGTGGACGGTAGGCCGCTCGCCTTGTCACTTGTGGCCACTTATCCGGTTCGCGTCCGCACCATGTCGGACGATGGCAAGACCGGAGCCTTTTCGGGGGTTGGCGAGCCGGGGGACCTGTTCGTCGCGCCGCTATCGGACTTCGTGCGCTATGATGGCCCGCCGACGACGAGCAGCGCGGCGAACGACGCGCCGGAAGCCCGCCTCTACGGCACATTCAGATGACCCGAGCCGCCACATTCCGCCTTGCGGACGTGCGGCGCGCGATCAAGGCGACGGAGGGCTCTGGGCTCTCCGTCGCCGGGGTCGAGGTTTCGCCTGACGGCGTAATCCGGGTCTTGACCGGCAAGGCTACGAAGTCGAAGGAAGATGCGGCGGTTGTCGCATGGGAAATCAAACATGGTATCCGTGCGGCTTAAGGGCGTTCACGAGGTCCGCACGTCGGGCCGGGTCTACTACTATGCTTGGCGAGGCGGCCCACGACTTCAGGGCTCCCCAGGCTCCCCCGAATTCATCGCTGCTTTCGAGCAGGCCCATGCAGATCGCAAGGCCCCGACCAAGGGTGCATTCCGCGAAATCATCACCTCGTACAAGGCGAGCCCGGCGTTCAAAAAGCTGAGGCCAGACACGCAGCGCGCCTACGGCTACCACCTATCGACCATCGCGGATAAGTGGGGTGACATGCCCTTGGTGACGCTGGACAAGCCCGCCGTGCGCCGCCTCTTCCTTGCGTGGCGCGACAGCATGGCCGCGACGCCGCGCACCGCCGACATGGCCCTGTCCGTCCTCAAGCGCCTTCTAAGCTGGGCCGAAGAGGGCGTGTTGATTTCCAGCAACCAGGCCAAGCCGGTTGGGCGTCTGCATCAGGTCGACAAGAGCGACGAGATTTGGACCGCCGCCGACCTTGAGGCGTTCGACGCTAAGGCCTCGACGGAACTCCGCTGGGCTGTGCAGCTCGGCTTGCTCACGGGGCTGCGACAAGGCGACCTGATCCGGCTTGCGTGGAACCACGACGAGGGCGACGCCATCGCCGTCCGCACGTCGAAGACCGGAAAGCGCGTCACCATCCCCGTAACGCCGGCCCTCCGCACCCTCCTGGGCAGCATAGAGAAGCGCGGCCCGGTGATCCTGACGACGCAGCGCGGCAAGCGCCCATGGACGGCTGGGGGCCTCCGCGCCTCATTCTCCAAGGTCTGCGAAGAGGCCGGCGTTGACAGGACGTTCCACGACCTCCGCCGAACCGCTGCGACGGGCTTGATTTCCGCCGGCCTCGACAACAGCCAGGTCGCGATGATTATGGGCTGGACCGAGGCGGACGTTGAGACGATGAAGCGTCGGTACGTCAGCCGGGAGGCCGTTGTTCAGGCCGTGCTTGCGAAGCTCAAAAAGACCCTATAGGAGAACGCTTCCCGAACGCGGGCCGGTAAAACCAAGTGTAAAACGCTTATACCGTTTTAGGGGTTTTACAGGCTTTCCCCCTCGGGAATGGGTGCATAGCTCAGTTGGTAGAGCAGCTGACTCTTAAGCATCTAGGTCGCTAACAAAAACAGCGGCGTGACTGTAAAATCCGCCCCGAACCCCTCGCGATTATCCCTTAGCGATCAATATGCCTGTAAAATTTCTCAGGCCTTGCGGACTAGGGCGTCAGGCCCTAAAGCTCTCTCGGCCAGGGCGACCCGCCCGGCATGGAGTGAGGCCCTTGACCCCCGACGCATACCGCAACGCCCTTGAAGCCCTGGGCCTGTCCCAGGTCAAGGCCGCGCGCCTCCTGGGCGTCAACGACCGCACCTCGCGGACCTGGGCCGCCGAGGGCGCGCCGCCGTCCGTCGCCGTGGCGCTCGCCGCGCTCGTGTTCATCAAGGGCCTGGGCCTAGACCCGCTCGCCCTCCCCGCCATTCAGGCCGCCAGCCAGGCAGAGAAAAAGGCCCCCGGCGCGTAGCCGAGGGCCTTCACTTGGACCGGGAGCGCTCCCGCCTAGTGGATGACGTGCAATGTACAGTCCCCACTCTCCGCGATCTGGTGACGGATCGCCGGCCCTAGGATTATGCAGCCGTGGCTGGCGTCGTTCGCGGCGTTGTTTCCGTGGATGCGGAACAGCGACCGGCCCTTGGTGTCAGTTCCGGGGAGCGGATCGAGGTTCATGACGCACGGGCCAAGGTGCGGGTGGTCGTAGGCCTTGCCGATGACATAGCCGCCCGCAGGGATGGGGCCGACGCCTTGCAGGTCTTCATGCTCCGGGGCGTTGCGGCCTAGGCCGGTTCCGCTGTAGCCGGTGCCGACGAAGGCTCCGGCTTCGGTGAGCTGCCCGTCGTGTTGCTGGTACTGGTACGTCATGCGGTGAAGGCCCTTCGGGTTGAGGTGTGGCGCTACAAGCCGCCCTTGGCGTCGATGCGGTCGGCGATCCGGTTGACCGTGATCGTCAGCGCCTGGGTCCGCTCGTCTACCCGCGCCGTGGTCTCGGACAGGCGCTGGGTCGCCTGAGACTTGGTCTCAAGGTCCGCAATGCTGGCGGTGTTCTCATTGAGCTTCGCTTCAATCCGCGCGCCCCAGAGAAGGAGCGATCCAGATTGGGCCAGCAATCCAATGATCAGGGTGACGATCCCCCAAAGTGGGATCTTGATATCCAGCCATCCCGTGGCTTTGGATAGGACGCGGGGCGGGGTCATGGGGCGCGGTTCCTGTCGACAAGGCAGCGGTGGCGTGCGATGGGTGGCGGGATGCGATCCGAAAAGATAATCGACGCGCACTTTGAGGTGATAGAGCCGGGGCGGAGTGCGCCCCTGTCTCCGCGTGCCATGCGCGATCCCGAGGCGGTAGCCCTGTCAGGCCGCTGGTCCTTCGTGCATGACGACTTGCCGAACCTGATCGGGCTCGCCGCCGGCTTCGCGGCCCTGATCGGGCTTCGCCTCTTCTTCCACCACAGCTAGTTGCGCCCGGCCTCAGAGGCCGCCACGCGCCCGAGCGGAGCCGCCAGGCGGGCTTGAGCCTTGGGAGCCGCCGAGATACGGCGCGACGCCTTCAGGGCGGCCAGCAAGCGCGCTACCTCGGCGTTGTCGGTGGCTGACCGGCCCAGCGCCGCGTTGGCCTTGGGGTCGGTGATCGCCGAGCGCGACGCGCCGCGCGGAAGCATCTTAATCGCGCCCTTGAGCGCCCGGCCCGCCAGGGCCTTCCCGTTCAGGGTCGCCACGTCGGCGGCCACGTCCAGCGGGTGCGTGCCCTCGGCTTCCAGATCGGCGCGCGCGGCCTGTAGGCCGTAGGTTGGCGATCCGCCCTTGAACCGCGCATCTCGCGCCGCGTCGTCGGCTCGCCCGCCCATGCGCTGCACGAACTCACCGAAGGCCAGAGGGTCGTTGTGGAACGCCAGGGCGACCCGTGAGCGGAACTCGTCGGCCTTGTCGCCCAGCAGCTTCCGAACGGCGCTTATGTCGCCGCTCTCGCGAACTTTGGCGATGATCGCTTCGCCCACGCCTTTCTGGAATTGAGCCTTGGCCTCATCGCTCATATTAGCGTGTAAACGCCCAAGACTTTCGGACTGCATATCGAACTTGGGCGAGAAGACGTTTCGGCCCAACGCCAGGGCGTTGATGTTGTCGCTATCCTCACCCCAGGAACCCATGGCCTTGTCATAGTCGGGATTGGCGCGGCGCATCGCCTGACCAAGCTCCGTCCGCACGCGGCTCTGCGCTTGGGCGTCTGGCGCACCCGACAGGTCGAGTTGGCGAGTCACGTCGTTGCGGTATGGCTCAAGGGTCTGGTCGATCCCCTTCTTGATGTAGTGCATGGTCTCAAGGGTCGGCGTCGACACGCTGCCCATTTGGCCGGGCAGCTCTGGCACTACATGGCCGCCGGGTGGGTCCACCGCACCAAGGCCCAAGGCCTCCGGGTTTCGACCGTCCATGCGCGCCAGATCGCGCGCGGCGGCCATCGCGCCCTTGGGTAGGCGATCCATGATCGGGCCGAAATGCTTGGTGAAGTCGGCGGGCGCGATGGGCTGGGAGAACGCCGCATCGAGCATGGGCTTGGCCGCCGCTTGCCGATCGGTCGAAAGCTTGTCCTGGGCGGCGAAATAGTCGCCCTGCCCGCCCAAGCTCTCGCCGATGTCCTGGCGGATCGCCGCCGAGGTCGCAACCGCATGTTCGTCAATCGCGGCCTTCATGATCTGGCGGCCAGGCCCCGGCGACTTCGCCACCACGTCGTACAGCGCGGCGACGTTCTCCCCGCCCGCATGGCGGAGCGGCTTGGTCGGGTCGATGACGTGGCCGGCGGCCTCATCGCGGGCAATGGCGGCTTGAATCGCCTGGGCGGCGCGCAGCTCGGGAGCCGTGAAGCTAGACGCCGCAGCGGGGGCGGCCTCATCCGTAACGCCTTGGGTCGCCCGTGCGATGCGCGCGGCGAGCGGCTCAAGGGTTCGGTTGACCGCCGGGCCGATGGTATGGCGCGCCACGCCGGACGCGGCGTCGATAGCGCCGGGAATGATGACACCAGCCGCCGCGCCAGGGATCACGGCGGCATTGGCGGCCTTCAAGCGCTCGCCGGGCGTGCCTGGCTGGCTCGCCGCGTTGACGGCGGCATAGGCTGCGCCCACGGTCGCGTTCTTGGGGGCCGCCGCAGCCGTGCGCGTGCCAAGGCGGGCCAGGGCCGACCGGATACCGGATTGGGTCTCAGCAGCCGCCGCAGGGGCCGCTGTAGCCCCTCCTGACAACAGCGCGGGGGCGGCTTGGGCGGCGTAGCCCGCGCCGGTCGCGAGGTCCGACACAACGGGGTGCGCGGCCTTGAGCTGATCGACATTCGCTTGCTGTTGCTCTCGGCGCTGGGCGTAGCGCGACGCGGGGTCGAACTTCCGGCCCGCCGCGAGGTCGCCGACCGTATCCAGGCCAGCCGACAGGCCCGCACCAAGCTCAGACGAGCCGGGGATTGCTCGGTTCAGCGTCGCCATTGCGCCGGCAACCGAGCCCGCACCCTGAGGTGCAGCCGCCGAGGCGTGGTGCGCCTGGGCATAGGCGATGGCCTGGGCTTCCGTCGCGCCCTCCGGGGCGTTTACACGATAGGTCTCGCCGGTCGGCGCGGTCACGTTGAACACGGGCATGGGCGGCGGCCTCTAGTTGGTGCGGACGGCAGACCACCCGCCACCCGGAGCGGGTGCGGTGGCGACGGGCGCGCGGGGGGCCATGACCGGCGGCGGTGCCCCGGCCCCCTTCTGGTTGGTGAAGACGCGCCCAGAGGCGTCGGCGAAGTAGGCCCCTTGCGGGATTTCCGCCGGGGGCATCGAGCCGAACGCGATAGGGTTGGACGGATGCAGGCCGGGCGCGTGACGGATCAGGGCGCTCTTGTAGCTCTCCAATTCGTTGAGCAGCTGTGGCTTGCTCTGCCCGATGTCTAGGGACGCATCGGTGCTTTTCAGCGTCTCGCCCTCGGCGTTGGACATATTTCCCATGCCCGTCGCGCCGGTCGGAGACGCCTGCTTAAGCGCCTGCATGTTGCGGATCATGGTATTGGAGCGGATGGGCAACAGGGTCTTGTCGAGGTTGTAGCCCGGCGACCCGGCGACGCCCTTGTTCCAGCCGCCGTCTCCCGCTTCCAGCTTTCCCAGGTAGCCGGTGTTCCCGCCGAGCCCTAGGAGGCCGTCGTCATGGCTGGCGACCTGGGCTTTCGCGGCTTCCAGGCGCTTCATGAGAGCCTGAGTGTCGCCGAACGCGGCGACCCCGCCTTGCTTCGCGGCGACATAGGCGTCAGCCGAGACCATGGCCTTTCCGTTCCACACGCCCGTGGTTCCGTCGCCAAGGTCGTATTCGTGGCCGACGCCGTATTGAGTTGCTGCGGTCGCCACGACTAGAACACCCGCCCGGTGGGCTTGGGTGCGCCGGGCTTCACCGCGCCAGCCGGTTGCTTGCGCGCCGCGATCAAGGCGGCTTGGCCGGTGCGGTCGAGGTGCAGGATTTGCGCCGGGGTCATGAGGGCCTTATTCGCCGCCTCCCCCGCCTTGGTGGCTGCGTCGGCGCTTGCGGCGGCAGCAGTCACCGCGCCATTGGCGGCGGTGGCCATTTCGGCGGGCGCGGAGGTCTTCGCCGGGGTTCCCAGGACTTGCCCGCCGGAAACGGCGGTGTCCCCGCCAGCGACGTTGTGAAAGCCGAACGTCTGGTTGGCGTTGGTCGAGAACGACGACGGGTCGTGGTGGATGGCGAACTGAAGCTCGGGTGTCTTCCCGGCCATGGCGGCGGCCTGTAGCTCGGCGTCCTTCTGGGCGAACAGTTGGGCGATGTGCTGTTGCGTCAGGTCTTGCTTGGCGGCGGCAAGGTCTCCGTTGCCACTCATCGCGCGAGAGAACACCGCCCAAGCGGACGGGGACCATCCAGGCGGAGGCGGCGGGGTCGCGCCGTTATGGTCGAACGACTGCGGCCCCGGAATGAACGATTGGTTCGCCGAGGGCGGCGCGACCGTGGCCACGTCCTGGGTTCCCATCGCCATGGGCGCGAGGGTCGAGTTAGGGCCAAAGCCAAAGCCTGCCATGTGCGCGGCCTCCTAGTGCGGAATGGGCATGGTGACGCCCGCGTTGACGCCGACCTGAGAGCCGGTCGTTTTGGTGTCTGATGTGCCGTTCGTGGTCTGCCCGACGAACAGGTTCGACGGCAGCGTTCCGAACTGGCTGTTGACCCAGGCTTGCAGATCGAGCGGCGCGGTCAGTTGTTGTTGATCGATCGCTCGCAGGCCGGTTCCGGTGTCGAACATGGACGACAGGTTTGCGCGCTGGTTAGCGTCATAGGCCGTCGAGTTGCCGGCGATGTTCTGCCCGGCTTGGAGCTGCAAGCCCTCTTGCTGCATGGCGAGGTTCGCGTTCGCGGTCGACGCCTCCTGGGCTCGCGTCGCGTCCTGTTGCGAGTTGGCGGCGGCGGTATCGAAGCCGGTCGACCGAAGGCCGGCGATCAGGGTGGCGCGCGCCCGGTCGGAGTTGTCGTCTCCCATGGTAGTCGCGAGCGCCGCGCCGGAGCCTCCGAACGCGCCGGAGTGCGCTTCGTCCAGCGTGCGCTGGGCGTGCTGCATCGCGGCTTGGTGGTCGAAGTCGGCGGAGGTGGTGTCAATGACCTGTTGCTGAAACGGGTTCTGCCACCTGTCCAGGCCGGCGGCGGCGCTCTGTGAGCGCACGGTCGGCGCGGCGTTGCCCGCCACGCCAAGGTCAAGGCCATTCACGGCGCTGAGCGTCGAGGGAGAGCCGGTGAGGCTGGCGGCTTGCGCCCCAGCCTGGGTCTGTAGCGGGTTCGCGCCGGCCACGAGCGAGTTGGGGTCCAGCTGCCCCAGCTTGGCGATGTTCGCCGACTGCCCCTGGGTCTGAGCTTGCAGCCAATCGGGGACGTTGGGCGTGGTGGTGGAGTTGGTCGCGGTGTTGCTCGTGCCGGTCGACTTGCTGGCGTTGCCTCCAAAAGTGAAGCTCATTGGGAGAGTGCCTTTCCGACGACCAAGGCGGTGGGGGCGTAGCCCTCTCCCGCTAGCGCTTTAGACCACCCAAGGCGGCCCATGATGATTGATTTCGTGCAGTCCTGTGATAGTCCCCACGCCTCGGCGAGCGGGCGCAGATCGTCGCGCAGCTCGGCCAGGTCGCCACCCGCCAGCCAAAGCAGAAGCCACGTCGCGCGGGGGTAGCGTTCGATGCGCGTCACGAGCGCCGAATGCCGGCCAGGCCAGAACTTCGCCGCGCCGGTTCGGATCAGGAATTCAACGTCGGAGAGCGTGTAAACGTCCCCAGCGTGTTCTAGCGCCGACGTGATCCAGGGCGCGCACCGCTCCCACTCAGCGGAGAGCGTCACCGCTTCGCGCTGCCCTTGATGTCGAACACCGGAATTCCCAGGCGTCCGGCGGCGGGAAGGGAGTTACCGGAGAACCGGATGCGGAACAGCCGACCGCTGAAACGAATGTCGATCTTCTCGTCCGTCGACGCGATGGGGACCGGGCCGAACTGGCGCGCCTCGCCTTGCGGCTTGAGCCGGGAAAACAGCGTCAGGTTCCACGTCCCGGCCTGCCCGCTCACGTCCGGCCACATGCCGTTGACAAGCGTGGTGGCGGCCTCGTCTAGGTAGATTTCTCCGGTCTCAAAGAACCATGGGAGGGCCGCGCCATCCGCGCTCGTGCCGCGCTCGTGCGCGTAGATATGGCCGTCCGCCGTGACGGCGACCGGGTCCGCAGAGGGGCCGCTATCGACGCGAGCCGTGCGCGCCATCTGCCCCTTGAACCAATCTCCGGTGAGGAGCGAGACGGCCACATATCGGCTGTTCTCAAACCCGTCGCGCTTGTCGGGGTAGTCAAACCACACCTCGCCGAACTTGGAGCATCCCGAGGCGACAATCTTGTCCCGCTGGGAGGTGGTGATGTTGTCGACCATGTCCTTGCGGATTTGACATTCGATGATCGTCGGTTGGCCGCCGAGGGTGTAGCTGCGGAATTGCAGATCGGGGCAGAGCCAGACGGCGCGCTGTCCGTCGACGTGCACGGCGTTGGGGGCGATCAGGCCAGCGCTCTTGGCCACGCGATCGAAGCGCCAGGGCTGATCGAGCGTGCCGACGAAGGTTCCGACGAACAGGGCCGCGCTCGTCCAGACGAGGATGTACGCGCCACAGACGCGGCCCGCGACGATCTCCCCGCCGCCGGGCAAAATGTACTCTCGAGCCGTGGTCGCGCTTCCCGTGTTCCATTCGGTGATGTTGCGGAGCGAGCAGTTGCGGATGCACAGCGGGTTGAAGATCCCCGAAACCTCTTGATTGCAGCCCAGGGCGAACAGCTCATCCTTCGGGCTGACCAGCATGGCGCGGACCTGGGCCGGCGCGTTCATGACCGGCGCGGCGATGCCCGACCCAGCCCACAGGTGGATGGTCCCCATTCTCGGGTTGGCGACAAGCTGTGAGCCCCACGCATCGAGACACCACGTCCGGGGGAAATAGTCCGTGGTCGAGGGCGTCTCGAAACCGCCCACGCCCCATCCGCCGGTCCCGAAGCCGTTGGTTGCCGTGCCGTTGACCTGGCCAATCGGAAATGCCCGCTGCGGCGTCAGGATCACCGCCGACCCGCCGCCCGTGACGGTCGACGTGGCGTTGCTCGTGAAGTTGAACCCCCAGCTGTCCGTGGAGGCGGCGGCGATGACGAACGTCCCGTTGGGCGTGATCCCGCCGACCGCCACCGCGCCGCTGATGATGACGCTTTCGCCGACCAGATAGCCGTGGCCCTTCTGGGCCACAACGACCGCCGGGGTGCCCGTGGTCGTGGTCAGCGGGGATGCGCCCAGGGCAACCGCCGGAAGCGCCAGGGTGGGCGTGATGTCCCCTGGCGTCTGGGCGATCAGGGCTTGCAGGTTGGAGTGGGTGCCGAAGGCGTAGTTGAGCAGCCCGCCAAGGTCCGTCCACTGAAAGACGTTCCGGCAGACACCCGTAAGGAGCGTCGTCGTCAGCCCCTCCCAGCCGCCGATGATTTCCGGCAGGCCTTCCCAGAAGCGGACATTGGATCCGTCGACATAGCGCCCCTTGGCCGCCTTGCGGGTGTCGTCGGAAACCATGCCGGTCGGCAGGGCGAGGTCGAACTTGCTCATCGGCTGGCCTCGTCGGTTTCAATCGTGGTAGGGGTCTCCCCGTGGCGTCTCGGCAAATCGAGTGGATCGAGATGACGGCCCGAAGGGTCGAAGCGATCTTGTTGCAGGAGATGGGGCCGGATCAGGCCGCGCCGCTCGCCCGGCGGATCGCCGAGGGCTTGGTTGATCCTGGCGATGGGATTTTTGAGGTGCTTGGGCCGATGACCCTTCGCCGGCCCGATCTTAGAATGCCGTGAAGTTGGTCGCGCCGGTCGCGAAGGTGTGGACGGTGTCTCCACTCACGCTCGTGACCGTTCCACCCGTAGCGCGCTGGCCACCGGGGTAGCGAATGATTACGACGCCATCGACACCGGAGCCCCCTGCAACGTCTCCCGGCGGCTGGAATTGCGCGTCGATACAACTCCCCCCGCCGCCGGTCGCGGTGTTCGGCGCACCGGTCCCGCCCCCTCCAACGCCATAAGTGACCGGAGCGCCACTGATGCTGCTCGATGTTCCGGCGGCATTGCTGCCCGACCCGGTAACGCCATTGGCAGCCGTGCCGCCACCGCCGCCCGCCGCTCCAAAGCCGTAGGGACCTCCGGTCCCGGTCCCGCCAGCACCGCTGTGGTCTCCAGCCCCGCCCCCCGTCACTTGGCCGTTGCCGCCACCGCCGCCGTTGCCACCGTTCTTTCCTGCGTTCGTCGGCGCTCCGCCGCCGCCACCTCCAAGGGTGGAAACTAAGGCCCCGAGGGACGTGTTGCCGCCGTTGGTGCCGTCGTTATTGGCGACCCCAAAGCCGCCAGCGCCGACCGTGACGACGACCGTTTCGCCGGACGAGATTACCAACTGTCCCTGTTTGAGCTGCCCGGCCCCGCCGCCCCCAGAAAACCCGAACGACCCGCCGCTGACGCCACCGGCAGCCCCGCCGCCGGCCTGGGCGAGGTAGGTCAACTGAAGATCGCCGCCAATCATCATGGCGCGACGCAGCATTACGAGGGGTTCCGCAAGAGGTTGTAGAGAATGTACGTGGCGCTCACCGCGTCATACTCGATGAAGTCCGTCGCGTTGGCCGTGGTAGTCAGCGCAATAGCTCCGCCGACCCGCTTCCAGTTGGAGCCCATAGCCATCGTGCGGCTCCCGGTGGCGTCCTGCACGATGCGGATACGGCCCGACTTTCCGGGGACAACACCGGTCGGGTTGGCGAGTGTGAAGTTGCCGACCGGCGAAATCAGGCCGTTCGTGAATGTGGTCATGTCCGGCGAGACTACGGACGCCACGACGGGGAGCGCGACCTCGGCGAGGGATTGGAAAATGCCGCCCGGAGTGGCGGCTGACGCAACCGTCGTTCCGGTCCAAATTTGACCCACGCTGGCGGCAAAACCCCCAATGTCGGACGGAGCGATAAATCTCCAGGCCGGCGTGGTTCCGTTCGTGAACAGGGCTCCGCCAGCGTTGCCGGGCTGGCCGGGCAGGATGCCGGCGTTGGTGGCGAACGTTACGGCATCGATATAGGCTTTGGTCGCCGCGTCCTGGGGGTTCGTGGGGTCGGCAACCCCCGTGATTGCGTGGCCGCCAAAGTCGGTCGGCACCACGCGCTTGACGTTCGCCCCGTCGCAGATGACGCGCATGACCTCGCCGGGCTGGATAACGGAGGTCGACCCGCTCCCGGTTTTGATTACCAAGAGGGCGCTACAAGCGTTCCAAACATCATAGGCCTTGGAGACGCTTGGAATGGTCACGTCGAACGGACCAGCGCCCGTGAACCTGAGCATCGCCGCGCGCGCCTCGTCGTCGCCCGCGTTGGCGGTCGTCAACGAATAGTTGCCGGTGAGGGCCTTGGTCAGCCAGCCGGCCACGCCATAGTCAACGTGGGTGAGAACCGCGTTGAGCTTGTCGCCCCACAGGTTGATGTTCTCGCCGGTAAATTGCAGCTCAAACCGGAGCGAGGCGGACCATGAACTAGGCATCTAAAGGGCGCTCCCATCGGCTCGGAGCCAGACCCACGTAGAGCCCGACAGGGTGGACACAACGACCGCCTGAATTTCGGCGCAGATGATCGAACACAGGCCCCACTTGTCGGCGGGTGGCAGGTCGCTCTTGAGCCTCACCGAACCCAGCTTGACCGGCTTGCCGGGGCTCTGAAGGTCCGTGATCGCGTCAACGATGGACTTCATGAGCGGCGCGATAACCGCTGGGCAGTCGGGGCCAACGACCAGCACGGCTAGAGGCCCCGCCCGCGACGGAAGCGCCGGACGCCCTCAAGCCCGTCGAGGTCGACGCACAGGGTGGTGCGGGCGCGGTTGCGGCTGGCGTGATAGCTCACCTCGGCCAGGGCCAGGACGAACTTGGGCTCAAAGATCGTCATGCGCTCATCATCGAGCATGTACGGCGCGGCCTCGGCGAGCATCCCGTTTAGGTACAGGTCGGGCCATTGCGTCAGCACGTCATTGGTCGGCGCACCGACCGACAGGCCAAGCATGGTGGTCTCGCGCAGCGCGAACGAATAGGCCGCGTCAAGCTGGCGCTCAAATGCCAGCCGTCCGTTGTCGATAGCCCAGAATTGCGGGCTCCCGGCCACGACGGAAGTGTCCATCTGGGCCGCCGAAACCGGCGTCAGGCGGACACGACCGTTTACACCGCATAGCCACAACTGGACGGCGTTATCGAAGTTGGCCGGGAGGCTGATGAAGCGCGAGCCAGGCACGCCGACCAAGGGGGTGTCTTCCTCGGCGTCGGCCTTGTTTAAACGCCGATTGATCCGGGCTTCCGCCAGGGACACGAACTCGGGCAAGCGCAGGGTCATATCTCCCCGCTCAAGCCAGTTTGCCCCGGCGGTCAGCAGCTCGGAATAGGTGGTGATGGCCATGACTTCACCTCGCCGGTTTCGGGTGGGATCGCTAGACCTGTCAGAGGGCTGATCGCGCTAAGATCGCTCTGAACGAGTATGCTATTGACGGTTGTTAAATTGAGGCGCCTTTGTGGCGCTCACTAGGGGAAGTTAATGTCAGTTCCAGTAATGTTGCTTTTGGGCTGGGCAGCGATTGCGCTGGTGGCCGAGGCGTTCCTAATGGCCTGGCGCTATGTGTCCGGTCGGAAGGTAGATTGGGTTTTGGAAGCCCTGTTCACAGTCGGTTGGCCGCTATGCCTCGTGGCGTGCTGGGCAAGCGGGCTGGCGGCGGTGTTCTACACCGTCTGGTGGGTGATTATGGTCGTTACGGGCGGCCCCCACTTACCTGCGGATCAATCCCCGTTCGAGACTAGAACGGCCAGACTGGCGCGCTAGCCTGACTGTTCTTGCTGAGCGCACCGGGGAGGTCGCCCGTCAGATCTCGCGCGGTCCCGAAGAGGTCATAGGGCTCTTGCGAGATAGACTGGTGAGAGGCCAGAATACCCGTCAGGCCATCGCGGATATCCCCGTTGGCCTGGTCCCTGAAGACCGCCGCGAGCTGGCCAGAGGTCAGGTCAACGCTCGTGCTGTCGAGGGCGTGAAGGCCTGAGGAGGCTGGGGCCAGATTGAAACCCATGATCGTCGTCGTAGCCGACGCCACGCCATTCAGTCCCTTGGAGACATTAAGTCTCCACTTGGTTCCGCTAGTCCCCTGGAAGTTGCCATCCCAATTCTCCAGAATATCGAAGGAGTTATTGGTAGTGGTGCTGAAGTCTCCGCACATCATCACTCTACCGTCGCCGTTTAGATCGTCTTCCAAATAGTTGTTGGCGATGTGCGAGTTGTCCATCTGAATGATTTCAGCAGAGTCCGTGCCCTCACGTTGCACCGTTGCGGAGCCCCAATGAACCCGGCGACGCTGGACGTTGTTCATCCATATGAAGTTCTCAGTGCGCGAGAACCTGGAAGTCATGAACCGATAGATGCCGAACAGGTGCAGCCATTCGGTGTGGGTCGGCTGCTTGGCCACCATCACAACGGGGGCGGAGTGCGCGTCTGCGTTAGATACAGCCGTCTCCGGGGCGCACCAACGCGAAGACCAGCCCAGAGAAGCCCCCGCGCCTGCCGATGCTGTCCAGTGCGGCGCTGCTGCGAGAGCGGCAACCATCTGTGCAACGCTATGCAGCGGATCACCTGGGCCGAAGCCGCACTTGTAGGTGAGCGTGCCGTTAACGCTGTCGTTCGTCGTCAAGACCGGATCAAAGGCCGCGCTAGTGCTGTTGGTGTTGGCCGAGAAACTCCAGGTCGCGCCGGCTAGATCGCACTGAATGGTGAACACATCCGGCGTGCCGGGATTGAACAACCCGGTGATTTGGCCTCGCGAGTAGCTTCCAAGAAGAAGCCTTTGAGCCCCCATCGTAGTGCCAGAAGTCTCTTTGTACTTCGGCTCCAACATAAGGTTGATCTGGGACTGACCGCCGCCCTGCCCGCAATACTCATACGTCGGGCCGGTGATTATCCAACCGGCTGCACTGTTCGCGTTGTTAGCTATGCCGAACGATCCTGGGTGGGGGCCGCCATTCCAGTAGAGGTTGTTGAGCTTGGAGGTGAAGGGCGAAACCAGCCCATCCGCCGATACGCTATCCGTGACCGCAGCCACCCCAGCGCCCAGCGTGTGCTTGCAGCCGTTGTCCCAGCCACACGGATCGGTGTCGGTCTGGATGCCGGCTATGTTCGTCCGGTCGATTATGATGCCAGCGCCACGGAACTCGGGCATGCCTCGGGCAGTGACCCAATTCCAACGCGTCGTGTCGCCGTTAGTGGCGTCGTTGGTCATCCGGCGGTTGTAGTCAGGAGCGGTCGATCGGTGCAGCGTCGCCACGACGCCGGGCGCGTGGGTGAGGGTCCAGAAGCCCACCTTGGACTGCGGCAGGCGGCCCCAATCTCGCTGGTTCACCACGTCATAGGTGGCGGTCT